TGAGAAGCTACGCTCGATGACGCTGCGCGCTGCGCGCTCCGGCGACTGCGACGTCCTCATGGTTGATTACCTCGGTCTCCTCTCGACCAGCGAGCGGGGCTTCACCACCTACGAGCGCGTCTCCAGCCTTGCCAAGACCCTCAAGGGCATCGCCATGGAGGCGCGCATCCCCGTCGTCACGCTGGCGCAGGTCAGCCGCAAGACCGAGGGCCGCGACGATCCGCGTCCGCAACTCTCCGACCTGCGCGATAGCGGCGTGGTCGAGGAGGCGTCCGACCTCGTCGGCGGCATCTATCGCCCGAGCTACTACAACTCCGACCTGCAGGGCGAGGCGCGTGAGTATGTTGAGTTCCTCCTCCTCAAGGCGCGCGACGGTGTGACGAACGCCCGCCTGCCGCTCCGCTTCATCCCCCACAGCACGACCTACGACGACTGGCCCAGCGCCTGGCGCATCCCGTCGGTGGACTAGGGGGTATATCAGGGGGAGTACCATGAACACGATTCTCTGGGTCCTGCTCTACCTCGGCATCGGCGTCGTCTCGTTTGCCGTCCTGATGTTTGTCTATGTCGCTACCGAGATGTATCTCGACCGTCGTGACATGCGTGATAGGAGGCGCAAGTAATGGATGGCGTGCTCGGCTTCCTGACCATGATCATGGCGCTCTTGGTGATCGCTGGCATCGCGTTTTTGATCACGCTCTTCTTGGATCAGCAATGATCAGCGAGGAACAGAAGCGCTGCCCTCATCCGCTCGTTCGGATCGAGCGTCCGGCGGCGCAGGAGCGCAAGGAGGAGTACGCGACGACCGATGTGTTGCTGGTCTGTGTCCGTTGTGGATTACAGCGCTGGATGCGTGCGGAGACCTATCTCCGCATCTACGCCTGGAAAGGGGCTGACTGATGCGACAAAAGTGCGAGATCTGTGGCGAGGACATCCTTGTAGCGCGTAACGTGTTCTCAGACCTCCAACGCAAGCTGGACGTTACACCGTCGCCACAGGGCGCGGTGGTCTACTACGCTCAGGATAGCAGCTACTCCATCCCACCGATTCAGGGGCGCGTCTATCCGCTCTACAGTTTTCACGTCTGCCACCTACCAGAGGAGAACGCGCTTGAGACACGCATGGTCACCGAGCGACTTTGAGGACCCCAACAACACCACGCCTGTGGTCTACGGCATCCCTGATGAGACCGAAGAGGTCGCGATGTCTGACCTCACGACGATGGCGCTTGAGAAGTCGAAGCTGCGCGCGGCGCGCCTGCGCGACGAGATCGAGGCCATCATGCAGGGTGACCAGGCCGTCATTAAACGCGCGCTTGAACTCGCCGAGATCAAATCGTACGTGCAGGAGGCCAGCCTCGACATCGTGCGCGCGGTCGGCTCACTTGGCCCACGCCAGCCATTGCCAGACGACCTCCTCGACGCCGCCAAAACGCTCCTGACGTTCCTCGCCATGCAGCGTTGAGATCACAAAGTTGATATAACAGCGTCTTGACAGGTCAAGTCGCATAGCCGTATACTCCCACCCACGAGCCGCCAAGGACGGTCGGCGCGTCTGGGACAGCCGATTGAGGGATCGGTTCCCCACCCAGGCGCTCCGTCACCCTGGCGGCATACTGATTGTTTTGTAGTGGAGGGCACCCCATTGGCGACCGCACGAAACCCCCAACGAGATCCCAAGCGAGAGCCTGATCCGGTAGAGCCATGGTGGCTCGCATTCTCGCGTCAACCACAGACCCAGACTCCGCAGGAGATTCAGGAGGAGACGGCGCACATCCATCGCTGGCGCTCACCATCTGACCCTGGCGCGACCGGTCCTGACGAGGCGCACAAGGCCGATATGCCTCCGCCTCCGCGCAGTTGGGCCGAGCTTGAGAAGCAGGGCATCGACCCCGCCACCACCACCACCTGGCGTCCCGCCATCTTCTCCAGACGGCAGACCCCCATGCCCGCCAAGCGCATCGGCAGCCTCGCGCCAGCGCCACGCCTGTCCTCGCCGCCACCGCTCACGCCGCCGCCGCCCAGCCCCGTCTCGATCACGCTCTCCGAGTGGTGGGCGCGCATGCGCAGCGCTGGGCAGCGCCAGCCTGACGGCGCCGCGCTGGACGAGAGCCATGTCGACCTACCCCCGCGCAACCCAGATGTGGTGTCTGACATCCGCGCGCACGGACAGGCGCGCAAGACGCCGCCGCCCCTGCTCTCGATCTCGCGGCGCTACAGCGACGAGGATATCCTGCGCCACCGTGAGAGGACGCGCCTGCACGGCTGGTCGGAGGGCGATCGGCGCTGTCGTGGCTGCCACGCCTACGACGTCCGCGATCAGCACTACCTTGAGCACCCGGTCATGCGCTGGCTCTGCCTCAACTGCCAGAACTGGCTCTACACCGTGGCGCGCCACCACACCATCGGCGACCGTCTCGTCATCATGCGCCGTATCGAGGACATCCTGCGCGACCCCAGGCGCTCGCTCAACATGACGACGCGCGCCTCCGCCCCTCCCCTGTTGCGTTGACAGACCCGGCGTCTGAGTGCTACACTCTTTGGCGAGGTCGCCAACCCTCAGTGCTCACCCCCTCGGCCACGCTCACTCGGTCGTCGGGGTGAAGTTCTATTCGGTACTTTTGAGTGACCAATGGTACTGCGTTCTTCCGCTTCATCGGCGCGTCGCAGAGTCATCGTGTACCATGTCCATGTCGAGCGACTACCAGCACAGTCGTGAGTCAACCTCCTTTCGCAGCGGCGCCATCGGTCGAGGACCTCATCCCTCTGTAGATCGATGGCGTCGTTGTGCTTCATCCCCTAATTCATCCCCTAATTTATTGGCCAATTCATCCAGCGCGTGGTACAATGAGGACACCTACCAACCCTCGCCACACGGCCTAGTGAGCCGTCGGGCAACCAGGCATCCCGCACTCGCGACAACTAGGGTAGCCAATCCCTCACTTAGCAGTTGTCACGATGGCGGGATGTTTGTTTTTTGTTGGTCCTATCCGTGACCACCTGCAGCGCCTGCTCGTCTTAGGTAACATGAGCAAGCTCTACCACAATCCGCCGCGCAAGGACTCAGACGCCACGCCTCTGGTCGGGTCAAGGCTGGCGCCACGCATCCTGCCACCACGCAAGCACCGCGATCCGATCGCCTATGGTCGCTTGAGCGGCAAGGACCTCCGCGCCATCCGCCAGTATCATCGTTTGAGCCAGCGCCAGCTTGCCAGCATCCTGCTCGTGGACCATTCAACCGTCACCCACTGGGAGAATGGACGCTCCGGCATCCCCTACGAGATGCATCCCGCCATCGCCCTGCTCGACGCGCCGAAGGATCGGCTGGGCAACCCCACCATAGCCACCGGCCTCGCCATCGTGGACCTCAAGACCCACGAGGTCATCCGGCTTTTCTAAACCAAGCGCAATCCCACTAGCCTGGTGACAACTGTCATCAAAAGGCTGGCGAATCGGCGCGCCAAATCGAATGATTATATAGAGCTAACTCTCTCTGGCTCTCTCTTGGGTTTGACTACCTCGATGGGTGCGGTCGGCGCGGTGCGGACGAGGAGTGTGGGGAGATGGGGTGGATCGCTGGTAGCGCTGCAGTGGCCATGCCTGTCTATCACACCTCCCAGACGTCGGCGGTGTTGGCCAACGCCACACGCGACGCCGACGTACAGGACCGAATCGACCGCATCATCGAGGCGCATTTCCCTCCCATGCAGATCAACACCAGCCGCCCCTACGAGATCAACGCAGGCGGCGCTGAGATCAAAGACAGCATGGGCGGGCTGGCGTTCACCATCGCAATGGATCGGTATCTCAGGCATTCTCTTCCCCAGAGCGTCGCGGATGCGCGGCGGTTGTGGATCGAGTGGTGGCGGATCGAGTATGTGCTCGAACGCGTCACGACGCTCTTGGGAAGCGACATGGCTGGCCTCGTCTTAGCGCTCGAACGGGATCACACGCACCCTCGTGAGGTGGAGCGACGCAGTCGGTATACGCTGCGGACCATCACACGGGCGCGCTCTCAGGCCCTGCGCCTGGTGCGCCATCTGCTCCCCTACGAGTACTACGATCGGCCTAGCCTGTTATCCGGGTTGCTGGACGACTAGCCAGCGGCCACAGCAAAATAACGAGCGGGACCCATCCCCACCCCAGTGGTACGGAAAACCCGTACGACTGATGAATCGGGAAAGCTGGGAGATCGGGCATTCCCTACCCTAAGGTTGGCGACCCGCATGGCAAACAGGGCAAGCACACGCATGAAAGACACCTACCGCGAGGCGTACACAGCGGCGCGTGAGCGCCACGTCGAGACACACATGCTCCACGACAGCTTCGAGATTACCGAGCGCGGCTATTGGGACACCTACCTGCTGCTCTGCGAACTCGATGACCTCGACCTAACGACGGTGATCCGAGAGAGTGAGCGCCCCCATGATCCACCAGTCTGACACCCCTCCCTACCGCTTCGTCTGCAGCCACTGCAGGCGCGGCCAGACCGCTGGCGCCAGTTGGCACAGCGATGGCCACGGCAAGCTCTTCTGCGAGCGCTGCGTCGCCAAAGCGCTGGAGTTGCTCAGCTTCGACAACGTCAAGCGTGTGACCTATCGCAGCTACCTGCAGAGCCGTCTGATGGATGCCTCAGACTCAGACGTAGCGTCTGAATAAGACCACGGTAGCCTGTCGGTACTACGCCTGCAGACTTTGTGGCGTCTGTTTCCTGCGCCTCGTCTGATTGGTATTACACAGGAGGCGACCAATGGATGCTTCTATCGGTATCCTCCTCATCGTTCTTCCACTCGTGGCGATCGGCGCATGGCTTCATCTCATTCGTCTACTCGCAAACGCTCGCCACGTCTGGCTCATTCGACGGAGCATGAGGTATGAACAATACCCCCTGGACGCAGCCCGAACTCGACGCAGCCTTGCGTCTCCCGTTTCCCGAGTTCTCGGCGCTCTATCCCGAGCGCTCGCGACACGCCTGGCGCCTCAAGACCGCTGACATCAATAAGGGCTACCGCCCTGTTGAGAAGGTCAAGCCGCAGGTCGAGAAGCTCGACCCCGCAGACGATCCGCGCATCGCCGACCTGATGCAGGACCCAGACGACGCGCGCTACTTCGAGAAGTACGCCGCCTACCACGACGAGAACCTGGCGCTGGCGCCACGCCTCGCCGAGATCAAGGTCACCCTCCCGGTCGACGACTGGGTCATCGTCGCCAACATGAGCGACTGGCACATCGGCGCCGAAGGCTGCGACATCCGTCGCCTCAAGGCCGACATCGACCTCATCGCCAGCCACCCCAACATCTACGTCGGGCTCGGCGGTGACCTCGCTGACAATTTCATCCTCGGTGGCAAGATGACCTCAGCCGTCCAAGCCTCCGACCTGCAAGTCAAGCATCAATGGCGTCTGGCTCGTTATCTGCTTCGTCCTCTCCTCGAAAGTGATTCCTTGCTCTGGGTGGGCAGTGGGAATCATGATCAGTGGACCATTGCAGTCAGCCAGGCTGATCCGGTGTTGGCCGCGCTTAAAGACGTCGCCATTCAGTACACCGGCAACAGCTACATCTCCGAGGCGGGATTCATCGATCTGGTGGTGGGTCGCCAGACCTACGTTTTCTACCGCAAGCATCGGCCCACCCGCTTCAATTCCAGCTTCAACTCCACGCACTGGCTCAAGCAAACCCTGCGCGGCTTCCTGCCGAGGGAGTGGGACATCGGCGTGGTGGAGCACCTGCACACGCCCGCCACCGAGGTGTTCACCTATCGACGACGCAAGCGCATCGGCATGTGCATCGGCTCCTACAAGATCGAGGACAGCTACGCGCTAGCAGGCGGTTTTTATGACGGCGGCTACGGCGTGCCATGCGTGCTCTTGAGCCCGTACGAGCGCCACATGATGGCCTTCGACAGCATCCAAGAGGCGCTATTCGCCCTCGATGGACCCATGAAGAACGTCAAGGTTGTCGATTGACAGAGGAGAGAGGCGTCGTCGTGGAGATGCAGGAACAGCCCAAGCCCCCGACCTACATTGTGACGCTCCCGTCCTATCATGTCGGCTGGTGGGAGCGTGCGCGACAGACGCTCTCCACCAAAGAGTTCCATCGACTCATCGCCGATGTGGCCACCGGCGCCCGCGCCATCATGTCGCCGCTCAGAGAGACTATTGAGGTAGAGGAATGAAGCGTTACTGTGTTGTCTGCGCGGCGACCGTCAACGGCGCGCTCGATCCACGTATGGTCGTGACGTTCAAGGCGGCCCCATCCGGGCGCTCGCTTGTCGTGGCGGATGGGCAGAGCTACGCCTGCTCCGAGGCGTGTGAGCGCGTCTACAGCGCACGACTGGCCGAGGCGCTGCGTCACCATCAGGTGATGTGGGAGGCGTTCCCCGCCAAGAATGATCACCAGATCACCTTCAGCAATCCGACAGGTGAGTGAGGTATAACAATGGGCAAGCTAGAGATAACCCCACCATCGACGGACAGCTACACGCTGAACAATGACGCGATGCTTTCCTGGCTCTTGCTCGGTCCATCCTGCGACGTCTGTCATGGGCGCTCGGTCGTGCTCATCCGCATTCAGTATCCCGACGAAGAGGCGCGCCACTACTGCACGCGCTGTCGTCCGTTCACCTTTATCGTGGAGCGACATGATTAGCACGAGCCAGTCCATGCAGATCGAGCGCTACATTCGCATCCAGAGCGATGACCCCATCCGCGCAGCGCTCAGCGTCAGCCAACTGCTGATCGCCGAGATGAGCGGAGCGCGCATCGTCTATGCCATCGACCTCGGCGCTGGTCAGGTGGAGCTTCTGAGTCTGCACGACGCCACCGCGCTGCTCGACGCGCTCGTGCAAGTGCTTGAGACGCAGCCGCAACCTCAGCCATAAATCGCGCCCTCTTATGGGCTCCTGCGCGCAAACCACGATTTGCGTGTGATTCGCACTTGACCATAATCAGCCATCAATCATGCGTGTCGGTGGCTTTCCGCTGCGCCATCGCCGCACATCCTCCAGCATGGCCACGAGGAGCTTTTCGTACAACTCCATCAGGTCATCGATGCCCTCATAGGCGCTCAGGGTATCGGCGACGAACTCCACACGCGCTGGCTCGATCAGCGTGTCGCCATGTCGTGATCGGCCCTCAATCTCAATCTTGACCTGCGCCATCGTTCTTCCTCCGCTCTCCCTCACTTCACTAAATGTAGTACATCGGCGCGTCGTTCACTGGTCCGCGCGGCACGATCTTCAAGATGCGTCGGCGCACGATCGCGCGCTCTTGCTCTGTCAGTTGTCGGAAGGTCACCGAATCGTCGCCCAGCCTCGTGCCCATGACGCGCATCACGCACTGCAGCTTCTCCTCGATCCCACACCAGAAGCGCTCACGCTCCGCCTCATCGTCAAGATGCGCCAGCTTGAAGCTGCCCAATGACATGGTGATGCTATTGCGCGTGACGTCCTTGAACACGCCGGTATCAGGATCGGTGCGGTGTTCGTGAAGCGTCTGGCCAACATAGAAATACATATACTGCCCATCCTTGCGCTTGAGCCCCTTCTTGATCGCGTGCATCCGTCTTTCCCTCTCCTTCGCTCTCCCTATCACGAATCTTGCGCGTCATCTTGCACACCATTATTGTACCCCACAGACTGGTCGGTGGCCCATGTCATTCCGCATCCCCAACGTCATCTCACCTGCTTCTCCAGCCTCCTCAGACGCGATCACCGAGATCGACCTGCCAGCGCTCACCGCTGATGAGTCGGCGCGCTATGCGCGCATCATCGCCGAGTTGCGCGCTGAGGCTCGTGAAGCCGCTCGCGCTTACGCGCACTCGTACGCCGCCTTCTCCGCCACCTGCACCCTCGAATGCCCCGACTGCGATGGCAGCGGCGTGGTGCTGATCGGCTGCCTCCACCCTGACGACCTCATCGAGGAACGCTGCGCGACCTGTTTGGGCGCTGGCGTAATCGATCTCACCGAGGCGGTAACACAACCGCTGAAATGGATGCACGAAGGACTCAAGCCATGACACTCCTCAGCATGGCGACCGGCGAGTCATCGCTCTACCCCATCCCACCCGTCAACCGTTCCGCCCTCAGCGTCGACATCCAAGATGCTGCGACGCTCGATGAGGCGGAGGCGACGATTCGCGTGGCGCTGGCCATGCAGTACGCTCTGCGTATGGGCGCCTTTAGCCCACGCATGATCCGTGTGCTGCGCGTCAACGTTCTCGGCCTGAGTCAGCCACAGCTTGCGCTCAAGCTGAGCTACGGCCAGTCGGCGCTCTCACAATGGGAACTGGGCAAGAATGACATGCCGCCCGACGCCTACATCGCATTGGTCGACCTCGTCCGTGAGCGACTGGCGACCAATGCCGAACTCATCAAACAAGGCCACGCCGTCCGCCAGCGATTGGAGAGTGTCGAATGACACACGAGAAGCTCCTCGAACTCTTCGGTGGCAAGGGCTGGACTGTAACCCATGTCAATGCGGCGAATCGGCATCTCTATCCCTGCCTGCTCTGCAACGACACTGGCGTCTGGGAACATCGCAGCGCTGGTGAGACAGACTATCAAACTGATCCATGCCCACAATGTGCATTGGATGAGCGAGAGGTCGGCAGCGAATGACACAACCCACCAGCATCACATCGGCGCGACGCAAGAAGAAGGCCGTCACCCCTGCGCCTATGGGTCGACCATCCAAAGCCACGGGCTCGACCATTGAGAAGCTCTGCCAGGCCATCCGCCTCGGCGCCACACACAAGTTGGCGTGTCAGGCGGCAGGCGTCGGCGAGTCGACGTTCTATGCGTGGATGCGCAGCGACGACTTCGCGGAGTTTCAAGCGCTTATAGCGGAGGCTGAGTCCGACGCCGCGCTCACTCACCTGGCGACGCTCAACGCGCTGACGCAATCAGGCGATCCGGCCATCATGTTCAAAGCGGCGACATGGATACTCGAACGCCGCTACCCCGAGCAGTACGGTCGACAGATCGTCACCAGTGAGCACGTCGGCGAGCAGGTCGTCCGTGTGATCTTCGACAACGCATGGCGCGGCGAGCCACAGATCGCAGACGTGACGCCTGAGCAGTACGTCGAGGGATCGGTAAGTGGCGCCAGTGTGTCAGACGTTGCGTCTGAGGGCAAGCCAGTGATCGGCGTGACGTTTGAGGGTGACTGACACGACGAAGCCCGCCAGCAGGTAAGCACTTTTTCGTCTCACCCATACTGACGGACCCTGTCGGCAGACGGCTCGTGAATCGAACACGAGGCAGTTGTAAGGGCGCCCCTGCAACACCAATCCGTCTGTCGGTCTCATCTTACCACGTCCTCGCGTTCGTCCCACATGAGAGCGCGCCATTCCGACACCTGTGGGCCGTGTCGTGTTCGGGGTAGGTGGCGACTGCCCGCCAAATGTAGGTCGTGATCGTAGCCATTCTTTACCGCGCACCAGCAAAGACGCTGGACACGCATGTGGACGCCGCGTCCCGAGAGCGATGTTCCCCACCACTCATAGAGACGAGATCGGTGAGGCAGGGGATAGCGTCTCCACACGGCCATTATTCCTGCGCCTCCTTCGCCAGCAGCGCGCGGGCTAGGGCGCTCAGGTCAGTTAACCGCTTTTCCCAGCGACCCATTGCCACCTGCCACTCGCCCTCGTCTACGACATTGTTCAGGCTTGGATAAACCCTATCTATGTCCGCATAACTAGGTCCGAGATCCGCCACCGCCTCCACTATCGGACGCATCGCCGCGACCTCTGCATCACGGTGCATAGCCTCGATGTGGTCATCGTCTATGGCGTGTAGCAGAAATGCATTCTCGGCGCGCAGTCGGTCGACCTCGGCGAGCAGCGCTCCGGCATCCTCGATGTAGAGTCTCGAACCGCCATAGTCATGCTCGTCAAACCAATCAGCGTGCATGCGTCGCGCCTCGATACGCGCCCGTACCCTTGCTACCTGTTCATCACTTATCGGCTCACTCATCTCATCGCTCCTTACCTGATCGGCTCATCTTATGCCAGATATTCAAATCGCTCTCCCCACTATGCACGCTGGCCAGCGCTACGTCGATGCGCACTCCAAGCGCTTCACCCTGCTCAGCGCAGGACGCCGCTGGCGCAAGACGACGTATATGGCGTCCAAGACCGTCATCCGCTCGCTTGAGCGGCGTGGCGAGTACATCATCGGCGCGCCAACCTACAAGCAGGTGCGCGTCCCCTGGGGTGAACTCCACACGGCGAATCGGTCGGGGCACATTAAATTCAACGAGAGCCGCATGGAGGCGACGATGCCCAACGGCTCGCTCATCCATTTCGTCTCGCTCGACAACCCTGACAACGCGCGTGGGTTGACGGCGATGGGCGTCGGTATTGACGAGTATGGCGACGTGCATCCTGACGCCTGGTCACTCGTCCTCGCTCCCATGCTGGTCGACACTGGTGGCTGGGCGCTGAAAATCGGCACGCCGAAGGGTCGCAACCACTTCTATCGTGAGTTCCATGCCGCCCTCAGCGGTGACGCTGGTCCGGAGTACGCCGCCTTTAACGCCCCAACGCGTGGCGTCAAAGTAGTAAACGACGCCCTTTGCCTTGATGCGAATGGTCGGCTTATCGCCGAGCCACATGCTCTCGAAAATCCGTTTGTTCCCTTCACTGAGATTATCAAGTTGCATCAGCAGTCTCCTGAACGCTTCTTTCGGCAAGAGATTCTTGCCGAGTTCCTGCTCGACGGTGGCGGTGTCTTCCGTGGCGTCCGCAGCCTCCTCGACCCCACGCTTGAGGTCCTTGAGGCGCCCATACGTCGCGGCTCGCGCTACATCCTCGGTGTCGACCTCGCCAAGTCGATGGACTACACCGTCGTTGTCGTGCTCGACCAAGACACCAAAACCGTCGTCAATCTCTATCGGTGGAACCATGAGTCCTGGCCCCTCATCAAGGCCAAGATCGCCTATCTCTCCAAGCTCTTCAACAATGGCGTGATCTGGATCGACTCGACCGGCGTCGGTGATCCGATCTACGACGACCTGGCCAGAGCCAGCCTACCCATCCATCCCTACAAGTTCACCGAGGCCAGTCGCGGCGCGTTGATCGATCACACGATCCTCTGCGTCGAGCAGAAGCTCTTCCGCATGCCCAAGCACCAGCGCTTCGACGTCTTGGTCAACGAGATGGAGGCGATGGAGTATCGGCAATCCCCCACTGGTCGCCTCCGTCCAGATCATCCCGAGGGGCTGCACGACGACACGGTGTGGGCGCTCTCACTCGCCCTCTGGCCGCTCAACGTCGTCGGCAGCATCCCCAACAGCATGCTCCATGCCATGGACCCCATTATCGCTGGGGGCGTCATCGACACTGAGCGCTACATCGGCAGCGGCGGCAGTGGTCGCCTCACGATCGGTCGACGCCTGTAGCCACTCACGCGCCGCCAAGACCCAGTGCCCTGGGTTGGGCATCGTCACGATGTACTCTGGCATGAGCGGCGACGTATGTATGGCGGATATTTGACTGCGTGCCAGGGCTGTGATGATGTCAGTAGCTGTCGAATTGTTCACCTGCACCTCTGCCAGGTCTCGCAGCGCATCGTCACGTTCTTTCATGAGCGCCCCGATGCGCCCCTGCTGATCCTCGATGTGGTAGAGCAGGTCGGTGACGTCCTCGACATACATGTCAGCCACCTCGCGCACCGCGCGCACCTCGTGAGGTGTGTCGGCGCCTCTCATGGCGTTGAAGTAGCCGCGCTGCATCCTGATCTGCTTGAATCGGTCATTCGTCAGCATCAGTCATCTCATCCTCTCCGTCAGCCACCACCAACGCCGCCGCAGCGCGTTTGAGGATGCACTGTGGCGTGTGTGTGGTCGAGAAATCGATGGTCACATTTGAGATGACGCCGTACGTATAGGTCGCCGGAGTGTAGATCGCGCCGCTGTTTCGCGGGCAGCCGCAGCGCCCACTGGCGAGCACCTCCTCGGCGATCTCATGCAGGTCCTGCATCAGGCTGAGTAGCTCCACGACGTCCTCGACATACCAGTGCTCGGCCATGTACTGCGTGGCGTCTGTTGGGTCCGCTGTGCGGCGTAGACGCGTGTTGAGTTGCGCGATCCGCCCATCACTGAACATCGTCAATCATCTCCTGCCTCATCGACATCATGGCCCTACGCATGCCTTCGGCGTACTCCTGCCAGACCCGTACCAACTGACGCCATCCCAGCGCCTGCTTCCCCAATCGTGTACACTCCTCTATGAGCGCTCGCACGTCCTCCTGCGTCGCCTTGCCGTCGGCGGCGCGTTCCATGATCGCCTGCCACTGCTTCTCGTCCATCAGATGCTGCGCCTGACTCTGCATCTCACGTTGCTGCTCATCGGTCATCGTTGTGGCGCTCCTCTAACAGGGCGCGTAGTCGGTCGACCTCGCGCAGCAACACCAGCATGTTGTAGTGCGCCCAGCCAAGATGCATGGCGTCGGCGTGATACCCTTCGGCGCACAGGGTCGTCACATAGCGATCCTCGCGATGGTTGCGCCCAGTCATGGCGGTCATGACGGCGCGCCCCTGTTGAAAGGTCAGTTGGTAGTTCGGCATCGCCGCAACGCGACGCCGCATTTCCTGCAATCGATCGCCAGTCAACCCCTCGTCTGCATCGTCCGTGTCGTCTAGTTCTAGTCGGAGGTCTCCCATGCGTCACATCTCCTATCCCCTCGGCTCGGTCGCCGCTGGCACGGTGCTCAGCACCCCCAACACGACCACCTTCTTGACTGCCGCCACCGTGGCCGTCACCGGCCCTGACGGGCAGACCGTCCCCGGCATCCCCGCCAACGGCATCCCTGTCCAGGGCGTCATTTCGATCGCGCTCGATTTCAATATCACCGCCATCTCCGGCGCCTCGGCTGCGCTGACGGTCACGGTTGACCGCTATGGCGAGGACGGCGTTTGGTACAACATCTACACCTCTGGCGCCAAGAGCGCGACGGGGCAGACCGTCGCCAGCATCGGCCCCGGTGAGTCAACCAACGTCGAGATCGGGAACATTGTCCGCGTCGCCTTCTTCCTGAGCAACACCACCACGCCCAGCGTCACCCTCAGCGCCAGCGCCAGGGCGAAGAGCTAGACGCAGGAGTTGCGCACAATCCTCGTAGGCGCGGATGTGGCCCATTACATACCCTTGAGTGTAGGGCCGCTGACCCACAGTGGGCGTCTGTCGTGCGGACTGCGCATTCTTCAGCACCTCGCGCAGGACCGCCTCAAGCACCACGCGTGTCTCATCGGTCATCTACCACCTCCTCAGACAGCGCCCCAGACACCACGTCGGAGCGAAGTCCTAAGCGCACGTCGCGCATGGCGACGGCGACCTCGCGCCACTGCTCGTCGGTGCAGCGGCGGGCCAGATACCACATCTGACGGTCCCACCGCGCCCACGCGTCTCGGCTCGTCGGCACGACGCGATAGAGTTCGACCGCCTTGCGCAGCGCGTAGCGGAATCTCCAACCCAGCATCGGCTCACCTCCCCAGCAGCATGAGCGCGGCGCCGCCACCGATGAGCATACCGACAATCACGCCAATGATCAGCCCAACGGTAAAGCCGCGCAGCGCCACGGCAATGAGCGCGTGCTGCATGCGGGGGCGGGCCAGCAGGTCGTCAACCTCGCGCTCGGTCATTCTGTCGGTCATCGACTCACTCCTCAGCGCTGTCAGACGCCGCGTCCGCAATGAGCGGCCAGCCCCTCTCGGCGGCGTAGCGCACGATGAGAAGACTGTGCAGGGCGGACATGAGCCCATGCGCGTAGCTGCGCGACATGGTGATCCCGGTCTTGTCGTGATTCTTGATCATGGCCAGTCGACTCTGCATGGCCTCCTCTAGCTGGTCGCGGATGAGGCGCTCGACCTCATCCAGCGCCGCCCGTGTCTCATCGGTCAATCTGGCGGCTCCTCAGACGCGACGTCTGGATCAAGGGCGAGGGCACGCTCACGCAGCGTCATGGCGACGAGGCGATAGGTGTCGCGCCGTCCGACGAGCCAGCCGCTCCCATACCCGTCCGGCGCTGGCGGGAAGCGCTTGTTGGCCTCGTCGTCAAACCGTGCTGCGAACTCCATGAGCACGCGTCGTGTCGCGTCGGTCATCCCCTCTGCAGGCTTGACGATGACCTCCATGGCGTCGAGCAGGTCGGCAAGCCGCTCAGGCGGCATGTTGGCTGCATCGGCGTAGGTGGCCACGTCAGTGATCATTTCGCGACACTGCGCCAGGCTCCACTCTTCGGAGCGTCCAGCCGCCACGAACTTGTCGCGATGGCGCTCATAGAGTCGCTGCGTGTACAGGTTGATCATGGTCTCGTTCATGCTCACTCCTCGGTGCTGTCGGTCGTCAGTTCACGTATGCGCTGCAGCGCCTCCTGGCGTCGCTCTCGCTGATGCGCTCGGCCTCGACCTTGATCAGGTCATCCACCACGCGCTGCGGTGTCCACTCCTCAACGTCGCCGCCTGCGGTGAGATTCTGCAGGTTGCGGTAGCCCGCGATGAGGCGCAGGAGCTTGGCCTCCTGGCTGCCACCGTTCACCGTGGCGATCGGGCGACCACTGCCAGGGCGCCGTCCGCCATGTTGTGATCCGCGCTCATCCCGTCCCTCATCTGGTTGGGTCATCGTAGTCATGCATCTCCTCTATCCACTCGTCGTAGAACGCCTCCAGCACCGCCGCGTAGCGCCGCTTGACCGTCGAGAGCGGCAGCACAATCAGGTTCTTGAGTTCGGTGTCCATAAGCATGTCCCTGGGCGCGCCCGCCTCAGCGCCCACGATCGTGTCCTCGGCGCGTGAGCGCAGCGCCTCACGACCCTCGTCCTCACGTCCGTATTCGACAATCCAGCGCGTGGCGCCACCATCATGGCTCGTCAGCGCGACGTAGGTTGCCATCTCGCTCACTCCTTCTCAACCATCCACAGCGCGCCATCAATGAAGACCTCGACGCCAATCTCGGTGGCGACCCACTCAATCATCTCGTCAGTGAGTGAGCGGTCGTAGTCCTCGATCTCATCGACCAGTTCGTAGGCATCCATCGCCTTGATGCGTCGGCTGCTATTGAGTGAAATCTCCATGCCAGGGAACTGCTCCTGGATGCGCGCCACAGTCAAGGTGTCGAGCTTCGCAAGCGACGCGTCGATGTCGATGCCATCCCATAAGCGCATGTCGCCAACCACTGTGAACTCGGTGCTTGGATTGAGGTCCAGGCGCCAGCCATGACCGCTCTCATTAGGGTCGTCGTTAAAGCCCATCTCGCTCACTCCTTCTTCGCGCCATCCGGCGTCAGGCCCTGTATGACATTGATGCGCACCCTGGCAATGATCCGCAGCGCCTGGCTGTAGGCGTCCATCGCCGCTGAGCGGCGCTCTGCGAGCAGCGCATCGTCAACGGGATGATCGCGCTCCGTCAGCAGTTCATGCGTGATCTGTCGCTCGATCGCCGCCAGCGCCGCCGCTGTCTCCGCCGTGATCTGCTCTTCGTGCTGCGCCATGTCACACCCCCGCCGCGAGGGGGCTTGCGCCCCCGCTCCTACCTCGGTCCTACTTGGTGAAATGCATGAATGAGTCGTCTTTGGCGTCGCGTGCATTCGCCTGGCCCAGCGCCTTCATGAGCGCCGTGCCAACGACCGCCATCAGGAACAGCGCCACCGCGACCGCTACCAGTACAACGATCTCCATCTCGTTCACTCCTTCGCTCTGCTTCGCGCCCCGGCTCTGTGGGGCATCTTGAATATAGCATAAATCAAGATGGATGTCAAGAGTCAATCACACATTCATCACAAATTGGTCCCACGACCTCGTCCCACGACCTCGTCCCACGACCGCCGTTCGGTACGTCAGGAGAACACCATGCCCAGTCGCAACGTCGACGCCAACTTTGACGGTCACGCGCCACGTCGGCGGAAAAGCGACGTGGTGGTGGCCCAGACCCCCATGGATGACGCCAAGATGCGTGAGATCAAGGAGGGCATCGTCGCGCTGGACCAGCGCGCTGGCATGCTCAACGCCATGATCCAGGCGGGCGCCACCGGCCTCACACAGAACAACAACATGGCCATGCAGGCCGGTGTGTTCGTCAACAACAACGGCAATCCCGTCCCGCAGTTGCTGAAAATCAAGGACGAGAAGCCGCCCATCGGCACGATGCTCGGCGTGCCAGGCGTGCCCATTTATGGTGGCATAATCAACGACCCGGCGGAGTATAACCGGGACTTTTATTGGCGCGACGCAATCGACCAGTACGATCAAATGTATCGCTCCGACGCGCAGTCGCACCAGGTGGTGCAGGTGATGGGCCGTCCCATCCGCCGCGCCAAGTGGGATGTCGAGGCTGTCAGCGATGCGCCGATTGACCAGGAGATCGCCAGCTTCGTCCGCTCGTCGCTCTTTGACGACATGATCATGACGACCTCGGACGGCGAGGAGATCATCCAGACCTGGGACGACATCTTGAGGCACATCCTCACCATGATCCCCTACGGCTTCTCGGTGATGGAGTACGTCTGGCGCCGCGACGAAGAGGGCTGGACCAAGTGGGGCTGCTGGGCGCCAATGGCGGCGCGCACCGTCTGGCGCTGGTGGACCGGCGGCGCTGGTGAACTGCTCGGCATCCAGCAGTACGCCTACAAGGACGGCACGTTCCAACTCATCGAAATCCCGGCGAAGAAGATACTGCGCTTCACCTTCGACCAGCAGGCGAACAACTACGACGGCGTGTCGGCGTTGAGAGCCGCGTATCCTCATTGGTTCTATAAGACGCAGATGTACGCCATCCAGGCGGTCGGTCACGAGCGCACGGCGCTGCCGATTCCAGTGATCACACTGCCAGCCTCGGCGTCTGAGCAGGACTACACCAAGGCGCGTATCATCGGTGAGAACCTGCGCGCCAACGAGAAAATGCACGTGACATTGCCCGAGGGCTGGGCGATCGCCTACCTGCAAGGCAACATGGACGGGCAGTCGCTGCACGACACCATCGAGCATCACGACCGCATGATCGCTCGCGCGGTCGGCGCGATGTTCCTCAACCTCGGTGGCGAGCGCGGCGCGATGAATCTGGACAAGAGCCAGACCGCGACCTTCCAGCAGGCCATCCAGGCCGAGGCGGACTACATCGCCGAGCGCATCACCAGCAACGCCATCCGCAAGCTGGTGCGCGCCAACTACGATGGTGTCAGGGTCTACCCCAAGCTCATCTGCTCCAAGATCTCCACGCAGGACCTTGAGGGTCTGGCGACGATGCTGGCGGGACTCGCCGGTTTCGTGAACCCCGACCCGACGCTTGAGGACTGGCTGCGTGACGAGGCTGGCCTGCCCAAGGCCGCGCCGGTCACTGACCCCTACACCATTCAGGGCGACAACCCCTCGGGCGGCGACGCCGGTGGCGATGGCGACCAGCAGCAGGGCGCGAACAACGCCCCACAAGATCAGCCCCAGGACAGCGGCGATTCAACCGCAGCGTCTGAGGCGGAGGATCGGCTCAATTGGCTACTGTCTGAGGCAGGCGACGCCGTCGAGATGGCGGTCGAGCACTTCCTCGAGGTCGGTGAGGCGCAGGCGCTCGCTGAGCGCGCCGAGGCGGATGACTCCATTAAGCTGGGCTTCGGTGGCTTCCATGTCCATGAGCCCGGTGGCACACGTGGCCACGGCGTCGGTGGCGTCGGCGAGCATTTCGAGCTACGCAATTCAAAAGGCGAATGGGCCGGACGACGTCCTGGTGGTGGCAAGGGCAAGGCCAAGTCCACCGAGTCGGAGCGCGTCGGTAGGGAGACGCGTCCGCTTAACCCTGGCGCTGCGGCCCTGCGTCGGCGTGGCGGCATCGAGATTCGCCCACCCAAGATCACACGCCCCCTCGGCGATAACGCCGAGATCAAGACCGTGCCGGTGGTTGGTAAGGCCAAGGGCTCCTCAAAGGCCCCCAAGTCACCCAACGCCGGAGCCAAGCCCAAGGCGGCGGCGAAACCCAAGACGCCGCAGCCGACGCGCCCACTACCAGAGGGCGTCAAGAACTATCGGGGCTTGCGCAGTTTGGAGGAGATCAACTACTTCTACGGCTACAAGCAGATGAAGTCGGTGCTTGAAAAGCTCTCGCTCAAGACCCTGCATGCGTATGCTCAGCATGCCGTTGATCGCGAGATTCAGCGCAACCTTCGGGGGATCAACGCCCGCAGCGCTTGGCAGCAGAACGGACAGGGCGTCGGCGTGGCAGGAGGTCGCAATGGGCCTCAGATTCCACCCCTTGTGGCGCCGAAGCTGGCCGCGCGTCTGACGGCCAAATACACGACAGCCACCAAGGGCCGTCTGGTGAACGCGTTGCTCGCCTATGCGCGCGCGCACCTTGACGAGAGCATCGCCTTCGGCGAGGGTGATGACGACGAGACGGTCAAGCTCTTCGGCGGTTTCCGCATAAGCGGCGGACCACGTGGCGGGCTCGGTGGGCTCGGTGGTGAGCATTTCGAGATTCGCAACGCCAAGGGCGAATTCAACGGACGTCGCCCGGGTGGCGGCAAGGTACACGAGGTCCTCTCCGCACAGCACCACAGCGCTGGCGTATCCGAGCATGGCGGCGGCATGGGCCATGAGACGCGATCCACGCGATCGGTCGAGCGCGCATCGCCAAACGCCAGGGCTGAGCGCGTCGGCGCACGCAAGGGCGAGGTCGAGGCGCGCAACGGCAAGCTCGAGGGCGAGCAGTTGGCGCACAACCCTCGCATCAATAACCGTGTCATCTATGGACGCGACGCCATGAACGCCGCGCCACTGCCCCTGCGCGCCTACTCACGCGAGGCGCAGCAGGAGATGATCACATCTGGCGCCAAGGTCGGCTATAATCACCGTGAGGCGGTGGCGCGTGTGGACGCCATGCTCAATGACGCAAAAGCCGCTGGGTCCTATGACCACGCTGGGCGGTGGTATCACGAGGCCAATCAGGTGATCCGCGACGTGCAGAGTCTCTATAAGACGCCGACCGGCCACAACCACTACAGCCTCGAGCAGGTCGGTGGGGCCATCGCGGCGACGAGCCCGCGCAACTTCTGGACCAACTTCGTCAAGGGTAAGTCGAGCGTCGCGGCGGTTGTCGCCAACAACAACGTCTCGAACAACAACCTCTGGGATGCGGTGCTGGCGCTGCATGCGACCCACGCCAACCAGATCGTCCACATCACCGAGGAGCGCATCCAGTCGTTCGTCAACAAGGAGAATCCCGCGCTCGGCCTGAGCGCGCATGAGATCACGGAGGCGCGCGGCTACATCGGCGCACATCGCGTCAACGATCTGCCCGTCCACATCGCCGTGCTCTCGCCAGAGATGAAAGCCTTCTCGACGCGTGACAACATGGTCAAGGCGCTGCAGATCGCGCGCCTGCCGCAGCACGAGCAGGATGCGGCGCATGTCGGCGAGTATCTGCGTGGACTGAAGG